ATTACAAGCTGAAGTAGAAATTAAGAAAGCTGAGAAGTATTCTAAAGCAGCCAAACGCTCTCAGTCTCTGTGGGAGTCTTATAAAGAGTGTGAGGTGCATCCTTACCTAGAAAACAAAAAAGTTCTCTCTTACAAGCTCAGGATTGATGACAAAGGTAGATTAGTCATCCCTTTGTATGACGAAGATTTATCTATCGTAGGATTGCAATACATAGACGAAAAAGGCAAAAAACTTTTTCTTACTGGTTCTAAAAAAAGCGGGAGCTTTTTTATCCTTGGACAAGAAATCTTTAAAACCTCAGACAAAATCTATTTGTGTGAAGGTTATGCCACTGCTGCCTCTATATATAAAGACATGGAGCAACCAGTGTTTGTTGCTTTTGATGCTTACAATCTTTTACCTGTAGCAGAAAAATTATTCAGTGTACCTATCCTCAAAGAAAGAAAGTTTGTGTTTATCGCAGATAACGATGAGAAATCTAAGACAGGTGAGAAAGAAGCAAAGAAAGCCTGTAAGTTCATCATCAAAAACAAAGGCAGAGCTGAAGTTTTAATGCCAGAAACACAAGGTGATTACAATGACCATGTGAACGCAGTTGAAGGTGAAGTATTACCGCCATTGCAAGTGTTGGATATGAATACTGAGGTTGATTTTGTTAAGTCAGAGAAAGGCAGAATGCTTAACATTAAAGACAATGTGCAAGCAGTGATGAAAATGAATGCCATCAATGTTAATTACAATGTAATCAAGAAAAAGATGGAAATTGAAATACCTAACATGAAGTTTATCGCTGACATGAAAGAAGAAGCCAGCTTGGTAGAAATTGAGGATAGATGCATCCTAACTGGAGTGCCACACACCAGAGTGAGAGATTATCTCAAGATACTGGCTAAAGAATACAACCCAGTAGTGGAATGGATTGACAGCAGAGCTTGGGATAAGAAAACCCGCTTACAGGACTTCCTTGATACCATCAAATCCAGAAACTCTGATGTTCTGAAAGACATGTTGCTCAAGAAATGGTTAATTAGTTGTGTGGCAGCTGCTTATGAGCCAAATGGAGTTGAATTGGAAGGCATACTGGTATTCCAAGGAGCGCAAGGTCTAGGTAAGACGTTGTGGTTCAAACGCTTATGTGATTACAACAAAGGCTGGCTATTGGAAGGTGCAACCCTTAACCCTAGTGACAAGGACAGCGTGAAACGCGCAGTCAGTCATTGGATAGTAGAGCTGGGTGAGATTGAGTCTACTTTTAAGAAGTCAGACATAGATCAACTCAAAGCCTTTGTGACTGCTAAAACAGATGAACTTAGATTGCCCTATGACAGAGCATTTACCACTTACCAAAGACGCACTGCATTCTTTGCATCAGTCAATGGCAGAGAGTTTCTCACTGACAGCACTGGCAATCGTAGATTCTGGGTGGTGTCCACCAAGGCAATCAATTTCAATCATGGTTTAGACATGCAACAAGTCTGGGCTGAGGTGAAGGAAACTTTGTATGTCGCTGGGCAAAAGAACTGGTTCCTATCGCCTGACGAAAGGGAGTTATTACAGGACTCCAACGAAGGGTATAGAACCCAGAGTAGTGTAGAAGATTTAATCTTAGAACATGTTGAGTTTGATAGTAAGGTGACCTCACCTGTACAAATGACAAAACTGTTAAGAGATTTAGGCATCAACAATCCCAGAATGCCAGACTTCAAAGATGCTAACAGAGTGTTACATCAGAGAGGGGTGGAACCCAGAAGAACCAATGGCAAAAAAGTGTATGATTTGAGTTACACCAAAGTATCAGATGAAACACTCACGCCATTTAGTAATGGTTATAGTAATTGATTATGGCAATTAAAAATTTACCCAACCAAAAAGAAAAAAGAAAGCAAAAAGTGTTGGATCTTGGATGTGAAGATGAATGGGGTGGTATGCCAGAGTTTCATCAAGAAGATTTAACGCCATGGCATCAAGTCAATGTTAGGTTTAAAGATCAGAAAGATTTTGAAAAGTTTGTGAAACTAATGGACCAAAGAATTACACCTAAACAAAAGACTTTGTGGTTTCCTTACTTACCACACAGAATGGCATCGCACTTTCATTATGTAGATAAAGATGACACCTAGATACCCAATGTATATTGTTTCCAAAGGGCGTTGGGAAACCAGATATACCAGTATTGCGTTAGAAAGATTGAAAATACCTTATTGGATAATCGTAGAAGATCAAGAGTATGATAATTACGCTGATGTTATACATCCTGATAAGATCCTAGTATTACCACAACAATATTTAGATGACTATGATACCTGTGATGACTTAGGTGATAGTAAATCAAAAGGACCGGGCTCCGCCAGAAACTTTGCATGGCAACATGCCATTGACGAAGGCGCAAAAAGACACTGGGTGATGGATGACAACATCAATTCATTCCAGAGGCTGAACCAAAACCTTATGTGCAAAGTTACCAATGGAGCTATGTTCAAAGCATGTGAAGATTTTGTAGATAGGTACACAAATTTGTATTTAGCTGGACCAGCCTATGATTTCTTTGCAATAGCTAAGACTGTCATGCCACCTTTTGTAAAGAATACACGCATTTACTCTGTACTGTTAATCCAGAATGACATGCCATACAGATGGCGTGGTAGGTATAATGAGGACACAGATTTGTCATTGCGGATCCTGAAAGATGGACACTGCACAGTGCAATTCAATGCTTTTTTACAGGAAAAACAAACCACACAATTAATAAAAGGTGGTAACACAGAAGAATTTTATGCCAAAGAAGGTACGCTGCCCAAGTCACAAATGCTGGCTGATCTGCATCCTGATGTGGCAAAAGTAGTATGGAAATTTAGTAGATGGCATCATGATGTAAATTACATTCCTTTCAAAAAGAACTTATTAAAAAAGATAGATGGATTGAAAATCCCCACAGGAATAAATAATTATGGCATGGAATTGGTGAAAAAATGAGGTGTTGGCATTGCAATATGAGGGTGATTTGGGGTGGCGACCATGCCCTTGATAAAGAAGAAAATGAACATTTCGATATGGTCACAAATTTAACTTGCCCAAGTTGCGAAGCATTTGTTGAGGTTTACAGGGCGAGAATGAGTGCAAAGGGTGGCAAAATAGGGTGCAGTAATGACATGCCTACCTATGACGAAGGTACTGAAGAATGAAGGTTTTTGCTATTAGGTAGTGTTAGGTAGATACTATTATAATAATAATAATATATAGTATAACAGTATAGAACAGCGTTATAGGTATTATGAGTACAGTAAATGTTTTGTAACTGTACACTCTACACCCTACCCTGTTGGTTTAATTAGATGAGGAAATGAAATGGATAAATTTGAGTACAATGACGAGCAATCAAGAAGTGGTAATTTTGACAGATGGAAACAGATGAATAACAGAGAGCGTTTTCAATATAATGAAAGACCATTGAGCAGTGAACAAGCAATAAGTATTTTTGATAAACAGTATCCAAAGATCAACATGGAAAGTGGAATCACGATTAATGATGAATGGCGGAAAGGAACTTTCTGGGAACGTGAGGATAATTGGAGTTACGATGCAAATGGAGCGCCAGTAAAAGGAGAGAGTAATGAATAAGATAAAAGAGTATGTGATTAATCTTTTCAGAAAAGAATACCATGTTAGTGTATTCTTGAATGGTGATAAGAAATTTCCTAATGGTTTGCAACACATGACAGTAGCATTAAAGAAGATAACTAAGGTGAACAACAAACAAGTCATTGGTGTAGATGCCAACAACAATAAGTATGTGTTCAACAGCGTGGAAGAATTCAACTACCAAATTAAGAAAGTAATGTAATGGCTAGACCAAAGAAAGATAAAAAGAAATTAGTGGATACTCCCAGTAATTTTGAGAAAGACACAGAGTATGGCTTGACTGAAATGCAGTCAGCATTCGTTTGGTATTATACTGAAGGAAGCTGTAGCCAAACAGAAGCAGCAAGGCGAGCTAAGTATGAGTATCCAGCAGTAGCTGCCAACAAGATGTTAAATGGGAAAGATTTCCCAAAAGTAACTAAGGCTATCAAGATTAAACAGGATGAGCTGGCGGAGAAGTATGCCATCACACCAGCCAAAACTGGCACAATGTTGTGGAAGATAGCAGAGAATGCATACGAATCAGGACAGTTCAATGCGTCAGTGTCAGCCATCAAAGAGTTGAATCAACTGGCTGGTTTATCTGTGAATAGATCGCAGAACATAAACATCAACGCTAACATTGAGAGCATGAACAAGGATGACATCAAGGAGCGATTGAGTAAGTTGTTAGGTGCTAACACTGAAACTTATTCAGCTAAAGATTTATAATTAAATAACTAAGCGATGGGCGCAACGCTCGCTGGTGCTACCGTATATGGGAAAAATCGCCCATTTTTTAAATAACTCCAAGCAAATCAATAGCTTACGCTAGTGTAACTCTGTGCAACTCTTTATTACTTTGTGCAACTCTCTGTGCAGAGCTGGGCAATGCTTATTTGCTGATTAATGCGATTAACCATTAAATACCACTGCTCACCATAATACAGCTATAGGTAAAACCAAATACTACTGGTTACTAAAACACAGCAATTGGCAAATACTACTGGAGTTTATAACAGGTTACTAAAACACAGCTATAGGTAAAACCAAATACCATAGGTGCATGTAACACAGCAGTAGGTAAAACACAGCTGTTGGTAAATATGCCAGTGATTCACTGAAACCCTTATAAACAGTGAGTTGTGTGAAATACTACTGGTTACTATAATGTAGCAGTAGGTAAAACACAGCTGTTGGTAAAACCAAATACTACTGGTTACTAAAACACAGCTGTTGGCAAATACTACTGGAGTTTATAACAGGTTACTAAAACACAGCTATAGGTAAAACCAAATACTACTGGTTACTAAAACACAGCTGTTGGTAAGGAACCCTATGGGAATGGGCTTTTTGGCTGACAGGATTAATGGGGGACCCCTACACCCCCCTTGAGCGCAACCGGCTCGACAGTTGTAGCTATAGCTGAGTTAGGTACATTGAATCTCCAAAAAAAATGATGGTAAAAAAATTTTATAAATTTTTATAATTCCACTTTATTAATTTGTACAAAATTTTATTTTATTTTTTTTTTGGTGCTATACTCCAGTGATGCCAATCAACAGCAGAACCAAAGGTGCAAGTTACGAGCGACAGGTAGTAGGAATCCTAAATGAATTTTTTGTAAAAAATAATTTTGATTTTTCCTGTAAGCGTAACCTAGACCAATATCAAACCAAAGGGATGTGTGACATCGCCATCCCTAATCATGCCATTGAATGTAAACACTACAAGCAAGGCAACTGGTATAAAAAAGATTGGTGGGATCAAGTGTGTGAATCTGCTCAAGGTAGAATCCCTGTCCTGATTTTTAAATTCAATAGAGTTCCTACGCGCGTAGCTGTTCCTTTGTATGCCATCAATCCTGATTGGGATAAAGATGATGATAGTATTGCAGTGTTATCACTGGAACAATGGTTAGATGTGCTGAAAAAAAATTGGCATTCCTATGAGCCAAACGAACTTTAATTTGAATTAAGTTTCATGCTACACTCTTTTTATGGCTTCCTATGACAATATAAATATTTTTGGTGCTACTCCATTTGAATCTATGTCAGGCGTTGGTCAACCAAATTTTTTAGCTGACACTTTAAGTAATGTTCCTTCCAGTGCTTATCAGCTTGGTTCTGATGTTGCTCAGGTTGTAACCAACCCAGTACAAACTTTAGATGCTATTGGAAATCTTGGTCTTGGCTTGATTGCTTTAGCTATCCCAGATGCTTATCAAGAAGAAAAATTAGACAAACCACAAGAAGCAGCGATGGCTGTAGGTCAGTATATATCTGATCGCTATGGTGGTTTTGATAAAGTAAAAGAAACATTAAGGACAGACCCAGTTGGCATGTTAGCAGATGTCTCTGGAGTATTATTAGGTGGTGGTTATCTTGCAACTAAAGCTGGTTTGAAAGCTGGACAGGTTGCAACTAAAGCTGGTATTGCAACTGATCCATTAATTATTGCTGGTAAAGGTGCAAGTGAAGTTGGCAAAGGAATTACCAGAAGGGATGTGTTAAAAGGTGCTGGCGCTGGTCTTGCTAGTCTAGCAGTACCCATGAGCATGATGACTGATGTAACCAAAGCCATACCACCAGTTGCGAAAAGCACAGGAATCCTAGCTGGTATAGGTAAGTTTAGTAGTATTATGGATAATCTTTCACCTTATTTGCGTGGTTCTGAAAAAAGAAAGAATATTGTAAATTCAACAATAGATGATTGGGTATCAAAAAATGAACCTAATATTGATAACTTATACAAAAAAGGAAATCTCAATCTAAAAGAACTCAATTTAATTGATGATGTGGAACAAGCTAGGCGTAATAAATATTATGAAATAGAAAATGAAAAATACCCAGCAATAGGTGACACTGATGGCTTTGAAAGATATGGAGATGAGCCAAGACCAAGAAAAGTAACTGGCGATTCTACAAAATTAGATGAAAGCATAATTAAATTTCAACAACCTTATGGTTTAGGTGCAGAAGATTTCTCGATAATTGATAACTTTAATATGGATGACAGATTTAATGCTCGTTTGGCAGACCAAAGGGTAAGAACTGATAAAAAAGCATTTGAATCATTACAAGAAAGTAGAAAACAAATGGGCGAAGATTTCACACCTACTTTTGAGGCACAACAAAGTGTTAATGAATTACAGAATATATCACGAAATTTAGACGTTGCACCTGATAAAAAAGTTACTGTGCAAAAAAAGAATTTATTACCTCACGAAGCATACAGATACGGCACAGAAAAAATGGAACACAGACTAACAACTGCAACTGTTGAGGGTGTGCCTGTAATGAGAGTAGAAATTTACAGTAAGTTTGGTGAAAATCAGATGAAAAAAGTAAATGAGCAGCTTTACATACCCAATGAAGCTGGCTTGAAAATATTATCTAAAGCCAAACCAAACCTAGCTCAAGGTGGATCTATAAATGAAATCGACATATTTGGTGATAATTAACTATGGCTTCCTATGATGACGAAGATATTTTTGCTG